ATGTGCGCACGGTTCGTCATTTAAACTGCACGTGTATTCCCTCGTTGCACTACCCCAGTTTGGACCACCTTTCTGATTATGCACATCTTTTTTAAATTTTTTATCCGGTGAAATCTGGTGCTCGTACCCTGTCGTATTTTCCAAATGCGTCCATTTATACATAAATTTTCGTTCATTTTTTCCAATTGTGTTGTAGCTGATAGAAATTTTTATCGGCTTATGTGTCACAGCCCGTACAAAATTTTTATAGTTTTCTACACGGTTGTATTTTACCGTCCTAGCGGACGTATAAACCGGAAATAACAGACAGCACATCATCATTACACATAAAATCATTCTCTTTTTCATAACTCTTCTCCTTTATTTTTCTGAATTATCAGTTACCAATTCCTCAAAACCACTGTCAATCAAAATTTCTTTCACTTTTTCTTTTAACAGTCTCGGTACATCCTTGTACTCTTTTTTTCCTAGCATAATCTGCTGCGCCCATAACATCGCCATCATTTCTTTACCTCTACTTTCTTTAATGTAAAAATATGTTAACAGTTTTAACATTACTGATAGACCAACTCGCTCATTTCGAGCAGGCATTCCTTCAGCATGTTGTTTTCTTCTTTTACCTCTGCGATCATTTCCAGTGCTGTTTTCTCTCTTTCCGGTTCGTAATCTAAATATTTCGCCGGATCAGCAGCAATCATCTCCTGCGTAACCATAGATGAATCAACATTAAATTCGTTCATGTCGTAACGAAACTGAACAAATTCATTTTCCTCGCATTTCTGCGTGACTTCTTCAACGGAATTTAAATCATAGATAAATACATCCGCCGTGCCATCTGGAAGCGAAAAATAATCATAGCTTTTTGTCAAACGGCTGGTAAAATAGCCTTTGCTTCGCATCTAATCACCTCTTTTGCTCTGTTTAATGTTCTTTTTATGTTATATTTCCTCGAAATCATCACTGAATCAGAATTTTTAACCATGCCGTTACGGGAGATTATCTTATTTGCTACATTTCTGCACATTGTTCTCGCTTTATTTTTATATCTCACAAGCAATCTCCTAATTCTTTTCCAGTTCCTTTTTCTGATTGTTGTATGTGTTCTCGTGATTTTATAACCCATCATGTCGATTGTTTCCGAACCTCTATGATAATTATTCTCGCTCTTAAATCGTATCCCTAATTTTCTTTTCAGAAAATCATGTAGCATCTTGCGTGCCTTCTTTAGATTTTTAAGATTTGGCGAAAACAAAATAATATCATCCATGTAGAAAAGCTTCTTTGAGATCATATTAATTCGCTTCCCTCTTCGGAGTGTGTAACAATGATTATCAATGTAGTGCCAGGCATATGACAGATAGTAATTTGCTAAATACTGACAGAGATACGAGCCGATACACAGCCCTTCTTCGTATGTATCTAAGAGGCGATAGATAACTTTCAAAATTGCTTCATTCTTAATATCCCTTGCAAGCAATTTCTTTAACCTGTCACGCGGGATACTCGGATAATAATGATAGATATCCTCTTTGCAGTAATACTTTGTTGCTGACTCTTCCTTTCTTATCCATCGCTCTATTGCTTTCTTGCCGAAGATTTGACCTCTTCCTTTAATACTTGCACACTGATACGGTCCGATTTTTGCATTTAACATCGGTTTAATCGCATTAATCACGATGTAATCATAAACCTGTTGTTTAATGCTTGCGATGCCGATTCTTCTCTCTTTCCCACTCGCTTTATCAGTTCGATTCTGATAATGAATTTTTCTAAGAGGTATACAATTATTATTGATCTCCTCTAATAAGTCCTTAGAGATTACAGGAAAGAGGGTCTTTTTAACATTCTTTCTCGCTTTAGTATCGCTATATACATAGTGACGGATTGATTTTGCCGCATCGTGTAGGCTTTTATCCGTCATTTTATGGCGAATAGCATATCCCGCAAGGAAATAAGCTACATCCTTACGCCTCCATCTTCTTTTTAAACAATCACTTAAACATTTTCTTATGTATTCTTCCGTGAATACAAAATTTTTGCAAAACCGTTTCATTTACATCCTTTCGTTGTATAGCATAGACTTTCATTTCTATTACTAGCCTACCGGTTTCATATACAATTTTTAGACTACAACTTTAGTTGAGCCTAAGGAGCTTTCGCTGTCCTGCCAAGGTACGAAATACGTGTCAAAAGTTATTTTAGATGTATAATTTTTTCGAATTGCGACCGCCGATATTCCACCTGCAGTTCCCAAGCCTGTTGTTCAGATTCAGGTAGAACAGCCCGCAGGTATCCCTGTTCCTGAGATTGCCAAACGACTGGAGCGGTGCTGACACGCAAACCCTAGTTAATGATGGGAGGAATCCCCTCTTCCTTACGGAATTCACCCCTCTTGTAAAACCGCATTGACAGAAAGGCGACCGCCGACATGCCACCAGCAGCTCCCAAGCCAGTCGTACAGATGCAGGTAGAACAGCCCGCAGGCATCCCTGCCCCAGAGACAGCCAAACGACCGAAGCTCCCTTGTTTCTCCAACACTACCACTTAGATATATCGCGTCACCGCACCCTTTTGAGCTACCGCTACCACTTTCTCCACAGCTTGCTGCACATAGATATCCATTCTTAAAATTTAAATGCGTAATATAGTTCCATGCGTTTTTACTTGTTATGCTAATCTCCGATAACTTAATATAGCCTGCTTGATTCTGTTTAGGAGCCGTTACCGCCTTTGTTGCATCTGCTAATCCATAAATCTCGCATGCGTTATCGCCAGTAATGATGCTAAATCCGGACATAATCTCATACATACCCAGCTGCATCTCGATGCCCTGAAAAACAATAGGATATCGTCTGTTTGTGAGGCCTGCGACCGTAGGACAAGGGCTTCCTGTTCGTCCTTTCACATCCTTATTAAATCCGGTTCTCCAGTGCATCGAGGACATGATACATCTTAATTGTGTATCTCCAGATTCCTGATGCACCGTTGAGAATGCATCACAATCAAGATAAACCGCCTTGTTGTTATCATCTAATGTCTCAATTTTTAAAACCTTAACATCAAATGCAATCTCATGAATTCGCTTATCATATCTATCGTTAGAACGGCTTGAACCGCTCATATATTCGTGCCCGACAGATACATAGCTTCCGATTTCAATGCTGGAGGCCTGCGAATTTGTAACAGGAAAATAAGTATGTAACTCATCGCTTTCAATCGAGGCAACAAACTGAAAACTATTACCAGTGCATCCCGTCATTGTTTTATCACTGCTGATATCTCCGAACATCAATAGCCATGTGGTCTGGATATATCCATTATCTAAAAATGTAGCTAGCGAATAGTACTTTCCGCGCTTCTTCATACACGCAATGCTATCATTCATTGAAATAGCTTCTGTTGTAGAATCACTCGTTCGGAATGCACAGCGTTTATTCGGCTGAGAATGTAATAAACCATCATCACCTGTAACAAGCGGATATTTCGCGATCAGGAAGAAAGGATTCTTTGTCCCGTCTAAGTTGTATGCTAATTTGTTTAATTCGTATCCCTCACGAGGGGTAAAGCACCGGGAATATCTCATGTATCCATTGCCGAGATTAGACCATTTCTCGTAGAAAGCAAGTCCGCACACAAATACGTCTGCGCTGCCTGTCTCTGAGAAATTATCATCCCCCTTTACTGCTGTGATTTTTTTGATTCCGTTATCATCCACAATAGCATTTACATCGATCGTCTTAAACCATGGAAGTTCCTCGTAGTCATTTTGACGATGTTCTGCGGCTGTGGAAGGTAACGCAATTAATCCGGCGTTATCATCCGATTTAATCCCTGCACTGCCCTGTGTTGTCTCCCAGAGCGGGATATCGATTGAATACACTTTATCCGTATAAGCAAGCAAATTAAACATTGTATTGATTCGGTTAATGTCGCTTAAGAACGGTTCCGCTACTTCCTGAATTGCTTTTTTCTGTTTATTACCCTCATCAGTAACTGCTTTTACTTTTGTATCCCCTGCGGTATTGACTGCGTTTTTCTGGCTTGTGCCGGCCGTGTTAATCTCGTCTGTTTTTTCTGTCGCAAGCTCTTTAATGTTTTTTACGGCAGTGTCTTTTTCTGTTTGTAAATCATTCAATGCTTGAGAACTTTTTGTGTCAAATTCGGTGTTTATTTGTGTCATGCTCGTGACTTTCTCTTCTCCGGCGGTTGTTACAGATTTTAACTGCTTTACTCCTTCCGACGTTACCGCCTGCGTTGCTTCGGATTTAGCTGTAGAAATATCAGAAATCGCCTGCGTTGCTGCGGTTCTTACACTTTCTGATGCTTTTTCCGCTGCATCTTTTGCCGAGGAGGCATTATTAGCAAAAGAGGATGCCGAATTTGCCGCGGAGGTTGCAGCGCTTGCAGCTGATGCAGCCTCTTCTGCAGAACTCTTTGCCGCCTGTGCAGAATTTTGTGCACTAGATGATGCAGATGCTGCAGCACTTGCAGCCGACTTGGCATCCCTAGAACTACTCTCGCCTTGATTCTTTACTACATTTACCGCGGAGGTTCTCTCCTTGACAATTGCTGCCTCTGCCTCAGAGATTTTCTCTGCAACATGTGTGTCAAATCCGATTACCTGGGCATTTATGTTATCCTCTGACGTTTTAGCCGCTGTCCTGGATACCTCAGCGGACTGTGCGTAGCCTGCCGCACTGTCTCGGCTTGCAGCAGCCTGCTCAGCCGCTTCCCGTGCGTCCTGTCTCATCTGACTTACATCTGCCTGTGCTGCTTCTGTTTCCTGCTGAGACAGTTCTACTGCTGCCCGGCTCGTTTCAACCTGTTTCGCCTTGTTGACTACATCGTCATGCATTGCGATCGCCTCCGGGGTCAATTGTCCTGGCAGGGTCAACATCTGCCACATTTCTGTGTTTTTGCCCGGTTCTGGCGCAATTCCGGATATTTTCTGCGGAAAATCTACCTTGCAGAAATACGAACCTCCCTGGTAGCTCACCATGTCGAGATACTCATATAAGGTTGATTTACTATATTCCCCGCAAGGGTTTAGCGCGATATTGCCCAAATCCGTTGCGACGTAGTTATTTTCTGTACTTGGCATCTTATCTCTCCCTTCTAAATTACAATGCTAATTTATATTTCAATCGGCTGCGCTCGCGATCAAAACGAATCTTATCTACACTCGGGTCAGAATACATTATCAGTCGGCCTTTTTTAGTAACATTAAACGCTGCAAAATAAACATTGCCTGTCTCGCCTTTTAAGGAAGCTTCTTTCTCCTTAACATATTTATCAATGTCCCTCTTTCCTTCCTCGACTCGTCCATCTATGCCTTCCGCTGCATTTTTTGCCTCGGTCGCATAATATGCAGCATTATCTTTCTTCCGTTCCGGATAATCTGTATGGCCATGTGCCCAGGACTCTGACTCTTTCGCGCTATCAATTACCGTCTGTTTCGCCTCGCCAAACGCTGTCATTAACTGTTCGTATAAGGTTTGTGAAGGTTCTGGAATATCTCCTGTACGGTATCCTGACTCGTATAATTTAATTGTTACTGCATTTGCAGTTATCATGTCTCCTGCTACAAGCGACACGGTAAATGATGTACTCATAAGTACTTCGGCAGGGATTAAACATGTATCCGTATCTCCGAGCAAAATCGGAACTGGCTCACCATCCCCGCTGTGAAACAAAGCTGTTTTGCTTTTTCCTGCCCAATCATCTGTTTTAAACTCAAATTCTGCATACAAATAATTTCTACTGTTACGAACCGGCACGAAAGTATCTGTCCTGGCAATAATCTGATTATTTACAACAAAGTGTAATACCGGCTGCATTTTCATCCCCCCTTCTATAAAATTCTTGGGATTAACATTAGTTCTAAATATGTTTTGCTAGTGATAACTTTAGAGTCTCCCTTTATTTCAAAATGTTGTTGTTCACCCACATTAAGATTAAACCGTTGTATTTTTCCTTCTGAATATTTATATGCTACTGCGGTTCCGGGTCTATAATAATAATAGACTATCATCCCTTCCGGAATAATAATTGCTAACTTTCTTGAGGTCTTCACGCTAAAAGTAGTGCTCTTTAAAACTGAAGAGCTTAATGTAAAAGTCAAATCTATTATGTCAGTCAATCCTTTTATCTGCCCCCTTACTGCTGCTCCCGCAGTGTCATACGTTGTGCCATCTACACCGACTCTAATATCCGATACTTCTTTTGTAATATCTGGAATTTTTACTTTTCCGTCATAATCTAATATGTGTATAGTCGTATAAAGTGTTATCCACGTATCATCAAAATCGGCTTCTCCAGTGAAAGAAATCGTATCACCCTCATTTAAGCTAACAATAAAATTTGTAAATTCTTCGTCAGTCTCTCCCACTAAACTAATCATGTATTCGTTTTTTTGTACATCATTAATTTTTAACCTTGCATATTGTCTACCCGTGGACGCATTTACGCCGGTAACTTGAACTTTACAATCAAATGAATACAACCCACTTTTTTTAATCTGAATCTTTGAATCACTGGAAATTGTTATGAAATTTCCTAAATTTTCAGATTTAGAACTAATGTTTTTAAAAACATTTAAAGTTGTCTCTGCAGTAGATGCCTGCGCATCACTTTTACATGACATTAAAAAATTATCGGCTTTATATTCTACAACATTATCGGTAGTGTCCTTAACAAGATTATCAATTCTTTTACGCTCTGTATCTACATCTGATTTACGATCGGCTATTTCTCCATCGAGATTAGATGATATTTTATTTATTTCTCCCACTGTCGCCGCTACACTATCCGGATGCCCTGTCGCATCTTTATAGCATTGTTCT